TATATAATACAAAGATTTCAATATTACTAGAACTATTTATATCATATTTATAAAAATATTTTAAATAATCATTATATTCATCATTACTTGTCATTTCTAAATCCGAATTTAAAATATGACATTCTTTTACAAATACATTTGTAAAATATTTATTTTTTTTATATTTTATTAATCCTTTATATATTCCACAATTAATATGAACTTGTTTTTTTTTTTTTATAAGTTTTAAAATTTGTCTAGAATTATTTAAAGTATAATTCCAAATTCTATTTTTATTAAATAAACATAATATACTTGAAAAATTATTAATTAAATTAATTTTAAATAATTTGCTTATAGAATTATTTAGTTCTTCTTTTTCTTTATAATTATGTATTTTTAAACCTAATCTATTATAAAAATATAAATTATTCATTTATTTATTTGTCTTGAATTAAACTTTAAGTAATTAATTAAAATCTAAATAGCTAAAATTAAGGAATGTTTTAACTATATTAATTTTTAATAATAAAATATATATATACTTAATTTTACTTGATTTATTTTCTATTTATTTAAATTAGCTTATATATAAACATTCTATTTATTTCTATAGATTTATCCTGTGTTTTAATTTGAAATGAAATGATCTTATTCTCTATTAATATTTATAAATGAAAAATTATGAAAAAAATATAAAGAGTCTTTATAATTCTTTATCATTTAATATAGAAAATATTAAATCAACAGATAAATTTAATATTCAACAATTATATTTTAAGGATTTACAAACAACATTTTCAAAAATACAAGGTAAACGAAATTCTATGGATGATTTTTATTATTTTGATATAATTGATGATATCAAAATATTAGGATTATTTGATGGTCATAGTGGTAAAGAAATATCTAATATTCTTCCTAGTTTATTTAAAAATGTTAATAAATGTATTATTAAATATAAAAATTTTAATACTGATTATAATATTATTAAAGAAAATATTTATAAAGAATATATAAAAATAGATAAAATTTTATATAAAAAAAATTTTAAAAAACAAGGAAGCACTGCTATATTATTATATATATTCAATGAAAAAATTATAACAATTAATTTAGGTGATTCTAAAACATTGATTTTAAATTATAATATGCAAAATAAATTTGAATCTATACAACATCGTCCAAATAATATTATTGAATATGATAGAATTATAAATTCAAAATGTAATGTGACAAATAATAATGGAATTTATAGAATTAATAATGAATTAGCTGTTTCAAAATCATTTGGTGATTTTAAATTTAAATTTTTAAAAAATAAATATGATGGTGTTAATAGTGCGGTCTCTATTATACCTGATATATATAGTTTTTCTACAATAGAAAATTATATAATTATTATTGCTACTGATGGTTTTTGGGATTTTATAAATTTTAATGAAATTACTAAAATTATTTCACAATATAATTTTTATTTTGAAATTAATAAAATATCACAAAATTTAATTTTACAAGCTATTAAAAATGGAAGTAATGATAATATATCACTAATTTTAATGAATTATAATGCGTAAATACAATATAAAAAAAAAATACATCTATCATAGTAGATATGGCTCTTGAATTAAAAAAATTTGATATGAATATGATTGAAGATGATAAAGTTATCGTTTTAATAGGTAAAAGAGAAACAGGTAAATCTTTTTTAGTTAAAGATTTATTATATTTTCATCAAGATGTACCTGTTGGAACTGTTATTTCAGGCACTGAAGGCGCAAATGCGTTTTACTCTAAAATTATGCCAAGTATATTTATTCATGGCGAATATCGTGCCGAAATTATTACAAATATGCTTAAAAGACAAAAAAAAGTTATTTGTGCTATTAATAAAGAAATAATCGATTATAATAATTCAAATATTGACCCAAGAGCATTTATTATATTAGATGATTGTTTGTATGATAAATCTTGGGTAAATCATAAAAATATTAGATCCCTTTTTATGAATGGACGTCATTATAAAGTAATGTTTGTAATTACTATGCAATATGCACTTGGTATTCCTCCTAACCTAAGAACTAATATTGATTTTACTTTTATATTAAGAGAAAATATAGTTTCTAATAGAAAAAGACTTTATGAACAATATGCTGGAATGTTTCCATCATTTGATGTATTTTCTCAAGTTATGGATCAATGCACCGAAAATTTTGAATGTTTGGTTATAAATAATAATGCGAAAACTAATAAATTGGAAGATCAAGTATTTTGGTATAAAGCTTCACCACATGACGATTTTCAATTAGGTGCTCCTCAATTTTGGCAATATCATTCTGAAAATTATAATCCTAATTTTGATGATGATGATGATCATGAAAATGAAAATATTAATATTAGAAATTCACGTAAGGGTCCCGTTGTTAATGTTAAAAAATCATATTAATTTAAAAATTTGGATCCCCTGTTAATATATCTTCTGTTATCTTTATATTTGATACTACAACTGTTTTGCATAAATAAATAGTTAATACAGAAGTCACTATTACTATTATTAATAATTTCAAAAAATTATCTAAATTTTTTTTTTTATTATTTATTATATTTTCTAAATACAATATTCCTATAGATAATATTCCTAAAAACATTGGTATATAATATTCGTTTTCTATTTTTATCATTTATAATTCAAACATAGAAAATTTTTTTTTATATTTATCTAATTTTTTTTATTCATTTTTAAAATATATTGCATCATCAAATAAATTATCATTTGCTAAAATTTTTGGACTTTTTGTTAATTTACTATTACTAGATATTTCACTTAGTTCTTTTTCTAATTCTAAAATAGAATTACTAAAATTTATATCTTCGCTATCTAAGTCATTTTTTATATTTTTTGAATTATTTTCTGTATTTTCATTTTCCAAATATATACTTTTTGAATTATCATTTATATTTTCATTTTCTAAATATATATATTTTGAATTTTTATTATTAATAACTTCTACATTTTTATTTTTATTTTTTTTTTTATTTCTGATACTTTCTTCTACGATCTCTATAGAATTTTTACTCTTTATGTCTTCTACTATCTCTATAGAATTCTTACTCTTTATGTCTTCTACTATCTCAATAGAATTTTTACTCTTTATGTCTTCTACTATCTCAATAGAATTTTTACTCTTTATATCTTCTACTATCTCTATAGAATTTTTACTCTTTATATCTTCTACTATCTCTATAGAATTTTTACTATTTATATCTTCTACTATCTCTATAGAATTTTTACTCTTTATATCTTCTATTATCTCTATAGAATTTTTACTCTTTATGTCTTCTACTATTTCTATAGAATTTTTACTCTTTATGTCTTCTACTACCACTATTGAATTTTTACTTTTAGTTTCATCTAGATTTATATTTTCTTTTTCATTTAAATTTTCTAATTTGTAACTGATAATACTTGCTGTATCTAATTTATAATTAGAATAATTATCATTTATATTATTATCATTTTTATTTTCAAAATTATTTAAAGACATTTCAATTTCCTTTTGCACCATTTTTTTTATATTATCTTTATGAGTTTTAGGTATATTTTGAGATAAATCATCATCATCTATATCATCTTGATAATCTTTTCCTAAATATTGTTTTAAAATTGTTCTTACCGGTAGCATATTACGTATAGTTTCTTCTATACTTATTGATATTAGATTCTCTGATTCATTAATATTTCTTTGTTTATCTATATTATTTATTCTATGATCTAATAAATATGGACGTTTCCAGAATTGTCTGGCACATTCTATATAACATTTATGTATAAAATGTTCTCCACAGGGTATCTTTAAATCTATTGATTTATTATTTTTTTCGGAATTCTTTATTACTGTTAAAACTTTTGTATGACTTACAAATACTGCTGTTATTAATTCTTCTACCCAATCACATTCTACTTTATTTAAAATTCTTAAATATTCATCCTTAATCATAGTTTTATTCCATTTTGGAATATTACTTAAATGTTCTTGAAATTTTTTTAAAATTTGTGAACTTGGTTCTTTTATCGAAAATTTATATACTGAATCTATACCTTCATACATAGATTTTGTTAATAATTTTGTTAATTGTTTAGTATATTCATTTTTAGCTTCTATTAATATTTGATGAGAATTATTCATTATATTTAGTTTATTTAAAAATATAAAAAAATATCTTAGATAAAGCGAAATAATATTTATTTAATATATAAAAATTGATTTAATTTTTATATATTAAATAAATTGTATTAAAATGTTAAATACAAATTGGCAAAATTTATTACAATTGAATAAAAACGAACTGGATATAGTCATGAGTAAAATACAACAAGAAAGAAATTTATATGAACCTGACTTAATGATTTTTCCTCCAAATGATAATATATTTCAAGCATTTAAATATTTTAACATTGAAGATTTAAAAATAGTATTTATAGGACAAGATTGTTATCATCAAAAAGAACAAGCAAATGGACTTGCATTTAGCGTTCCTAATCACGTATCTAATCCACCTTCTCTTAAAAATATTTTAAAAGAAATATCAGATGATATTAAAATTAATAGAATAAATAGTAATTTTGAGGATTTGGCTAAACAAGGAATATTATTTTTAAATTCTGCTCTTACTGTTAGAGAAAAATGTCCTGAATCACATTTACATATATGGTCTAATTTTACTAATAAATTAATTGAAAATATTTCAGATAATTGTGATAAAGTTATATTTGTACTTTGGGGTAATTTTGCTCGAGCAAAAAAATCATTAATAAATACTAATAAACATTTTATATTAGAATCTGTTCATCCAAGTCCTTTATCAGCATATCGAGGGTTTTTTGGATGTAAACATTTTTCTCAAATAAATAATAAACTTATAGAATGGAATAAAAAACCAATTAATTGGAATTAATTAAATAATAGACTGATATTAATAACACTTGATTTAAATTTATCTCCTAAATTAAATATTGTTATTTATTTACTAAAAATAATTATAGAAATTTTATAATCATAAGACAATTTGTGAAAACTATAATTTTTTAATTAAAAATATAACTATCAAGTGGTTTAGTGTAAGGATTATTATTAAATGCATCTAATGTTGATGGTTCAATTCTATCTATAATTTTATCATTATTAACATCCTGTTTATTAACTGTTATAGAACATGGTTCTATATAATTTATAGAATTATATATTTTAGTAGTATTTAACTCTCTTGAATTAATATGATCACCTTCAATTTTTTTACTTTCTTGATTAATCATATTTTTATTAATTCCTAACGATACATTTGATGGAGTTGGATTTCTGCCTTCAAGAGTGCCTTCTC